GTTTTCAATACAGGAGATTTATCAAAATCAAATAAAGTTGTTGCTTTTGAAGTTAGTTTTGGGGACCAAAATCAATCAATGTTTAAAGGGGTTTCTTTAGACCAATCCTCAATTAGAAATACCACAGAATCATTTATTGCACAAGAAAATTTAGGTAGGTCTGAATCAGGTTCGGCGGTATACCAAGTGGATATTGGTTTATTCGACATTTATAGACAAGCATCTTACACTTGTGATGTCAGTATGATGGGAAATGTAATGATACAACCAACAATGTATTTTTACTTAAAAAATATTCCTATGTTTAGAGGTTCTTATTGGATTACAGAGGTATCTCATAATATTAGAGGTAATACAATTAACACATCTTTCAAAGGGACAAGAATACCATATGCGTCGTTACCTGACCCTAAAGATTCGTTTATGTCAAGTTATCGTGCGTTATTCGATAGACTATCCAAAAAGGCAATTGCAAAAGTAAAAGAACAGAACTTAAGCTTGACGGGAGACACTAAGAATGAAAAATCTATTTCAACTGATTTAGGGGTGTTTACTATTGATATGGGTGGTAAAGAGCAACAAGTAACAGGAGAAGAATTGATAAAAGAAAGTGGTGTTACTGAATTTGGTGTTAAATACAACGGGTATAATGGTGAAAAATACATACAAAAAATAAAATATAAAGGAGAAACATATTTTAGAGCGGTGGTTTCAGTTATGGGAGGAAACAACTATAAAATAGAACCGAATATACAAATGAGTCTATTAAGTAGAGTCACTTCTAAAACGATTTCGGGAACTACCACCACACCATCATTAATTGTATGGAGCGAATTGGAAAAAACAGATAGAAACTTCTATTCTGTTAAATTTGATTTAGATGTTGCAAACGCCAATAAAATCATTACAGCAACCACAACATTTTTAAACCCTAAAAATAATAAGACCGCAACAATTAATCCAATATCAAGTAGTACTATTAGTCCATCTAATGTACAGGGTCCGATTAACGTAGGACCAAAAACCAACGGATATGGTATCGGAATATCAAGTGCTTTGGCTAAAGAATTAGGTATATACGATAACGAAGTTCTATATTTCAACTTAAAATAGGAATAATAACAATATTCTTGATATTTATACTTATAAAGGAAATATTATGGATAATAATAAATTAAACAATACAATGGATCAATTCTTAAATCCTAAGCAAGTTAGAAATGTTTCTAATGATGGTATGGAAAGAGAAGAGTGTGATTTGGTAACCGGAGAATGTTATACAATCAGAGAAAAAGACGGAATCGTTGAAAGAATAAATAAAAAATACGTTACTCAAGACGGCAGACAATTATTACAAGATTAAGCTATGTTAGAGAAAAAATTACACGAAGAGTTGATGCGCCACAGAGCAATCAACAAATACACTAAGAAATTAGTTATGGAACAAGAAGTTCCACCAGCACCTGAAGACCCAGCAGCGGCGGCCGCACCCGATGCGGGATTGGCACCTGATGCGGGATTACCACCGGCACCAGACGCTGCACCAGCAGCACCTGACGCGGCGGCACCCGATGCTGCAGCACCTGACGCGGGAGCTGAACCTATCGATTCTACAGAAGAAATTGATATTACTGATTTAGTTAATATGACTAAAAGTATAAAGAAAGATATTGAAGACAATCGAGCAAACCACGGTAATGTTATAGATAAAATGGATGGTGTTTTCACAAAACTTAATGATTTAGAATCAAAGTTAGCTGAAATGGACCAAGTTATGTCTAAAATTGACCAATTAGGAGCTAAAGTCGAAGCGATGAGAGAGAAATCACCTGAAGAAAAGTTAGAAATGCGTTCTTTAGATTCATATCCATTTAATCAAAACCCACAACAGTTTTTCGCACAAAAACAAGGTGAGATGAGACAAACAGGTAAAAATGAATATGTTTTAACAAAAGACGAAGTTAATAATTACTCAGCAGATAATATGAGAGGAAGTTTTAATCCAGACCAACAAGAAGAAGATGAATTTAAATTCTAATATAAACCTATTTTTAGGGTTACAATGTCAATTAAAAATTAACCATTGGCAAACTAAAGGGTTTGCAAGACACCAAGCTTTTGGTTCAACATACGACGATTTACAAGATTTAGTGGATTCTTTTGTTGAAGAAGCAATGGGAAAATACGGTCGTTTTGTATTAGATGACGAAACTAAAACCATTCAATTAGCAAACTTATCTGAATTAGATTTAAAAGGTTTTGTTAATACAATAAAAGAAGCATTAATACAAATAACTTCGCAGGTTGAAGAAACCGATACCAATTTGTTAAACCTAAGAGATGAAATGTTAGGTTTGGTTAATAAATTGAGTTACTTATTAACATTAGAATAGTTCAGATTAAAATTCTAAAAAAAACTTTAACCCGGATTTCCAAATTCGGGTTTTTTTATCTATATTTTTACTATAACAATTTTTATTTAAAATTTAACTATTATGTCAACATTCGACGCAGTACTTGCACAGTACGAGAAAAACAAAAACGCCACAAGTGGCAACAGTAACAAGGTATCCCAAGAGGATAGAATGAAGAAGTATTTTACAACAGTACTTCCAAAAGGCTCTAAAGGTGAAGAAAGAAGAATTCGTATTCTTCCTACTTCAGATGGTTCCTCACCATTTAAAGAGGTTTACTTCCACGAAGTTCAAGTGGATGGTAAATGGGTTAAATTATATGACCCTAAACAAGAGGGTAAACGTTCCCCATTAAATGAAGTTTACGAAGGATTAATGATGACAGGTGTTGAATCTGACAAAGAATTAGCACGTCAATATCGTTCTCGTAAATTTTATATCGTTAAAGTTATTGACCGCGACCACGAACAAGATGGTCCTAAATTTTGGAGATTTAAACACAACGCCAAAGGTGATGGTGTTTTGGATAAAATCTTCCCAATTTTCCGTAACAAAGGTGATATTACCAATCCTGAAAATGGACGTGATTTGATTTTATCATTAACACTTGCTAAATCAGGTAATGGTAAAGAATACACAACAATCAATTCAGTAATTCCTGAAGATGCGGGTGGTCTACATACAGATGCAAATGTTGCTAAAACTTGGATTGAAGATGAATTAGTTTGGTCTGATGTTTATTCTAAAAAAGGTGAAGATTATTTAGAAATGGTTGCGAAAGGAGAAGTTCCTCGTTGGGATTCTACAAGTAACAAATGGGTTTCTAATTCACAACAAGAAGAAACAATTTCTGCACCAAAAACATCAACTCCTGTGGTTGACCCACAAGAAGATGATGAAGTAGATGGAGATTTACCATTCTAAATAAAACTTAACGGGGGCTTCGATTTTTTCGGAGTCCCCATTTTAAAAACAACAATATGGCAGGTATTAAAAAAAATAGCTTTGACGCAATAAAGAAAAAATTTTCTAAAGAAGCGGAATATAAACCAGACCGTTTCTTGGATTTGGGGGATGCTTTCTTAGATGCAACAGGAATTCCTGGCCCGGCAATTGGGCATATTAATATGTTCTTAGGACATAGTGATACGGGTAAAACTACTGCACTTGTTAAAGCTGCGGTGGACGCACAAAAGAAAGGTATTGTTCCTGTGTTTATTATCACAGAACAAAAATGGAATTGGGAACACGCAGAATTAATGGGATTCGATAGAGAGGGAGATTATCTTTTCAATAGTGATTTCGAATACATTGAACAAATTACAGATTATATCAATGAATTATTAGACGCACAAGAAAAGGATGATAATTTTCCTGATTTATTATTCTTGTGGGATTCAGTAGGTTCAGTTCCTTGTAAAATGACATACGAAGGTAAAGGTGGTAAACAACACAACGCATCTGTATTGGCAGATAAAATTGGTATGGGTATCAATCAACGTATCTCAGGTTCAAGAAGAACAGATAAGAAAAACACTAATAGTTTAATCATTGTAAACCAACCTTGGGTAGAATTACCTGACAATCCATTCGGACAACCAAAAATTAAGGCAAAGGGTGGAGAGGCAATTTGGTTAAATTCAACATTGGTATTCTTATTTGGTAATCAAAAGGGAGCAGGAACCACTAAGATTAAAATTACAAGAAACAAGAGAGATGTAAATTTTGCTAGCAGAACTAAAATCTCTATTATGAAAAACCACGTAAATGGTTTAGGATTTGCAGATGGAAGAATTATGGTAACTCCACACGGTTTTATGAAAGCAAAAGAAACTG